TCCAGAGTTTTCTCCACTGGCTTGAAGCTCTAAGTTTAATGCGCTTGAAAATGTTGAAGCCATCTATTTCTCCTAGTCTGTGGACCCCGGTTCTACGTCCGTCCATGTTACAGTTTGTGAATCATCAACCTCACTCCAAATAAAGAAGTTTGGAGATCCTGTTGATAATGTTACAAGGTTCTGGAAGCTTTCACCAAACGGTGTCTCTTCACCTAAACCAGATGTTATTACTCCTGCCGTTGTTGTAGTAATACTAGCAGTACCCGTTACAGTTTCTGTCCCAATAGAAAAGGTGGAAGCTAAACTTGAACCAGATTGTGATATAGATGCAGAACCTGTTACAGACTCATCGCCCACACTAGCCGCGAAAGATGCACCGGATATAAATGGTGATCCTACGTTTTGTACACCACCCCCTCTAACAGAAGCGACAGCGAATTCAGCTATTGTTCCATGTCCTAATGGCATTATGGTTTACCCTGCCCTCTCGTTCTTTTGTGTAATCTTCTAGTGTTTTTGTTCTTTGGTCTACTTCTAGAAGAATCACCTATGCTTGTTCTTTTCTTTACTGGTGTAAAGTATTCGTTTCTTACAGACAGTTTGGACACTATGCATCCGCCACTGAACTTAAAGCACTATTACTTTTTAAATGTGTATATGCTAATTTAAATGGATTATCACTTGTGGTTGGGTCATAATCTATTTTAATATGATCTACTGCATTACAAGTTATTCTTTTACTAAATCTCTCATCACTATTTCTAGCAGATTCATTTTGATATATTTCTACATCATAAATTAATTTAAAAGAATCATCCCTCATTTTTTTAACGTAAGCAGTAGGTACAATTAGGTAACAGCTTGATGCTGTAACACCATTGCCTAAATCTACGTTTGCTGTTATTGCCATGTTTGCCTCCTATTGCAATCGTTTAACTTCGTGTTTTTCTAGAATAGCGTTAGCTTTTTCTTCACCAACTGCTTCTTTTGCTAAATCATAAACAGCTTCTAGTAACTGATTATGTTTTTCATACTGTTGCCAAATAGCACCATTATGTAATCTTTGCATTCCTGTTATATTAACAAAGTGATTAGGCATACCGTCATCTTCTCTTCCTACTAATTGAAGTTCTGCTAATTTTTCATGATTGTATGCAACAAATTTATCAAATTTAGAATTTATAACACCTTTACCATGTGATAAATCATAGGCACGAACTAATTGAGCATCATCATAAGCATCAAAAGTTGTTGAACTTGAATCTGCGTGAAAATCCCCCTCAGCGTCAAATATAAATTTAGGGTTGTTGTGATTAGCAATCGTTGCTAAATTTTCATTACTACCATGACTAGTTCCACCAGTACCACTATTTTTAGTTGCTTTTAATATAATATTAGAGCCAGAACTTCCACCTTTACTTGTGTCTGGGTTTGCCGAATGCCCTTGTATGTATATTCCTGTTAGATTTTCTGAATAACCTACTATAGCACCTCCACCATCATCAGTGTATTTAGCCATTCTCATAAATGTATCTGCTTCAGCTTCACCAGTGGTAGCATGTGCTACATCTGAATTTTTAAATGTAAGTGAAAATCCATCATTTGCATTATTGTCAATAGTAATACCACCTGCATCAACATCTGGTGCTGTTTCACCACCTGTAGCTATTTTTCCATCAGTATCAACTTTTACTCTAACATTATTTCCACCAGTGCCAATAAAAGCGGCATCAGCAGAGTGGTCATAAGAAAAAAATCCTCTATTACTACCGCCACTATCTCCAAAATTAATTCTTCCTTCGTGTGAAGTGCCACTTAAAATAGTCATTCCATTGTGACCTGTTCCTTCAATAACTAATTCATCAGCATCACCAGACACACTACCACTAGTATCAGCAGTTTTAATATGAAGTCCAACTCCTAAATCTCCTTCAGCTCCAATTCCTACAACATCATTTCCACCACTAACAAATAACATATTAGCATTACCATTAGACTCTACTCTAAAATCAACATCGTCTGAATCTTCGTTAATTACTACGGCAGTGTCTGTTATTGTTAACTGGTCATCATTAGATGATGATTGATCATCTATACCTGTGAGACCAGTTGATATAGTTGAAAAAGATAATGTGCCACTTCCATTTGTCGTAAGTGCTTGTCCGTTAGAGCCATCAGAAACATTTAATTGTGTGATGCCAACTGAATTATCAGAAGGTGTCACTGTGCCACCAACTGCACCAGATATCTCTACGATAAAGATACTTGCACCACTTGCAGGTGCTGTGCTAAATGTAATTGATGCACCACCACTGGCTAAAGTATAATCAGTGCCGGGTTTTTGAATTACCCCGTCATGCGATACTAAAAGCTGTGCCGCGGCACCTACCTGTGTACCTAAACTAAATGTAGTGTTAGAGCCATTATACGTATTACCAGATGTATCGAGCACCTTAAATGTGCCCTGTTTAATTCCTTGTCCTATGTATGCCATTAATCAGCCTCCTGTATTGTGTTGCCCTCTGCTACCCATGCAAGGATTGCTTGATAGTGTGTGTTTTCTTCATCTTTTGGAACATACCAAACTTTATTATCTTCCAAAGTAAGCACGTAAACATTATTAAAATTATTAGTCATAAAATCTTTATCTTTTTTTACTGATTTAATTTTCATTCCATCTCCGAATCAAAATGTGCTGAAACATTACCATTAGGTGCCGCATGTATTGTTTGTGCATCGGTTAAACTAGAAAAATTGGTTCCAGATAATCTTCCACTATGGTTATCTGATTGGTCAAAACTTCCTCCCGCACTACTTTGCGTAAACTCTCCTGTATCATTATTAGTAATTCTAAAAACAGCATTTTGACTGTATGAAGGAGTTGACCTCATAGGTTTTAAAAGAGGAACTTGTAAATAAGCTGTGGTTGAACCAAATGCCTTACCACTTCCTCTAGGATGAAATGCTTGAAAATATCTTTGACACCTAGCTAAATTATCGCCAAAACTTTCATGTTGAAAAGGTGGTAGAGTAGAAGATGTAAACTGTCCTACTTCGAGTTGCACTCCAGTAATGTAAGCAATATTGTCAGTGCTATCTAAAAAATTAACTTGATTAGAAGTTCCAAAAGCATTACCACTTGTCCAACTCCCAGCTGTTCCATCTCTATCTGTTCCAACTGCTAACACCCATGCTACTCTTAAACCTACACCATTGTCATTGTTAAAAGTTAAATTACTATTGCCCGGAACTGTAATTACTTTTTGTTCCCAAGTATCAGCAGAAGAAATTGTATATTCGGCTGTGTACATATAAGCAGTCCCATCGTTAGTTTGAAAATATACACAATAAGTTCCTGTTTTGCTTGAACGTATTTGAAAAGATAAAGTTAGATAAGATGATGATGAAGTATAATTCCAACCAGAATTACGAATAACTTGTGCTTCTATAACTTGTCGTAAATCTACTATATGTGTAGAGCCAACACTCGTATCAGCACTTGTGACATTTAATTTAATTGATTGTCCAAACCCAGTGGGCGTTGTTGTATCTCTTGAAGTTGTAATTGTCCCACCTGCACTATTACTAAATTTTATTGCAAACCTATCAACTGTTGCATATCCTTCGTTAGAATCATCAGCTTGAGCTACAGTGCTCGTACTTCTTTGTGCAACAGCCATATCTCCATTTATTATGATAGGAGCCCCTTGGTCGTTTGCTCTGCCATTAACAAATCCAGATGTTAATGCTGTACCTCCATTAGCTACAGGAGTTGCACCTGTTAACATATTTGCTACATCTATTTTACTTAGTGCCATGTTTTACTCCTTTGGATTGTCATCTTTAATCTTTTTAATACGAGCCTTCCAAGCGTCAATGTCCTTGTATATCTCATCTAATTGGTCTCCAATATTACCATAAGCGGCTTTACGAGTTTTTCTAACAGTTTCATTTTTTTCTAAAGTGTTTCCCGATGTTTCATAAGATGATAACTGTGAGTCTGTTGGTTTATTCAGACCATCAACACTCCATGAACGAATATAAGAGCCAGAACCATCATCTCTAACATCGACATTACCCGAGTATGGTTTGAAATCTACAGTTTTTCCATTTGCTTCGCAGTATAATTTTATTTTTGTAACTAAAGTTGCCATACAATCTCCTATGCCGCCGTTCCTATTCTCTGAAATCTACAATAAGTTCTCAGTCTAGTTGTATTACCTGCGGCTGTAATATTATTAGTTGCCGCATAAATAGAAAAATCCATTTTGTGATTTGTTGTGTCTGTAATTTTAAATATACCATCCATGTAAAAATTAATACCACCACTTCCAGTTTCACCAAAGTTTACATCTACTGCATCTTGATAACTTGAATTATCTGTTGTAATATTTATGTAACCAGTACTACTAGATGAACCAGACGCACTTCCAGTAAATCTAAAAACAACATGATAATACCCCTCTGTACTAAAACTAAAAATACCAGAACTGTGAGATACATATGTTGTCCCATAATCAAATAATCTATCGCCAGACAAAGATATATTTCCCCAACCTGTAAGTTTAGTAGTTTGGTCAGCATTACAAGTTTGGTTGCTACCAAGAGAAAAATACTTTAAATTATCTGGATATAAAGTTGTTTTTATATAAGAAACATCTAATCTTTTTAAAACTCCTGCATCACTAATAAGTATTTCATCAGTATCAGCAGGTGAGGCCGCTAATTCTGTAGAACCTGTTATAGCAGTAGCATCTAAATGTTCTTCAGACACTGCATCATCAGCTATTAATGTGCTATCAATAGCATCTGCTGTAATCCCTCCTGTTGGTATTGTTGTTTTACTCATGTGTTATGCCTCCTCTAGTGTTTTAATTCTAGCTTCAAGTTCTTGTACTGTTTTAACAAGTAAAGGTACTAATTTAGCTTGGTCTATTGATTGATAAACAGGAACTTCTTTTTCTGCAACCCATGTGCTATCAGATGGATAAGTGCCTTTTTCTTTACCCTCAGTGTGTTCTTGTTCTGGCACTCCATTATAAATCATTGTGCCATTGGCATTTAAAATAACATTCTGTTTTGTTTCTGTTGCATCTTTATCACCATTAATTGCTTCTGGTACTATACTTGATACTTCGTGTGCTAAAAAACCATCTAATAAAGTATTTGTATCATCTGCAATCCAATTAAATCTTGCTGGTTTTAGTTGTTTTAATCTTGTAGTGGCATTAAAGTCGTAACTTATATTTTCTTTAAGACGATAGTCTGAAGAAGTATTGTAAGCTGTTGCACTTCCATTTGTTGTGATACCTCCAACTTGACCATTACCATTAAAAAAACCTATTTGCTGTGTATTGACAGTTGCATCTACTTTAGTTGCTAATGGATAATTATTTAATTCTTTAATACTAAATGCGGCATTGGTATCAATGGTGGAAGTTGTGTTTGCTAAAATTCTACCTGAACTATCAATACGAAGTCTTTCACTACCATTAGTGGTGAGTCTCATGCTATTATCATTGTGAGAATAACTAAGTCTACCAATGTCATCATCTCCATCATCTCCAAAGAAAATATTTCCTTTTGAGGTATTGCCAGTAAGTATATTGATGCCACCTTGACCACTTGCTTCAACAACTAATTCATCGGCGGCTGTATTAGCACTAGCACTACTATCAGCAGATTTAATATGCAACCCTACACCTAAGTCACCTTCATTACCTATACCAACAACGTCATTACCACCACTTACAAATAGCATATTTGCATTACCATTAGACTCTACTCTAAAGTCTACGTCATCTGAGTCTTCATTAATAACAACTGCGGTATCTGTAATTGTAAGTTGGTCATCGTTGGAAGATGATTGGTCGTCTATTCCTGCAAACGAAGCCGCAGGTATTAATGCTTTTTTTAATTCACCATCTGTAGCATCTTCTATCAATACATGGTCATTAGAATTATCTAATGTAACTAAGGTTTTACCAGATATAATGTCATCTGGAACATCAATAGTTCCTACACTCTTTGCTTGATGAACAACATAAATATTGTTTGTGCCGCTAGGAGGAGCACCAGTAAACGT